TATTTGCAGGGTTATTCTTTCTTTTATTTGCTTCAAGTGTTTACTTTTTCTTAGAGCAGATTGATCCTGAGAGTTCAATTGAAAGTAGAATATTACCATCGTTAATTGTTGGAATCATTTCAGCAGTTCTAGTATTTGGTGTAATTATGGTTTATGGTCCGTAAACAATAATTTTAGTTTTGAGTTTAATTTTCTATAATTAAAATAATTTAATATAAGTAAAAATGATACCAGACCAGCTACTGTGGCCAGGATTATTCTTCCTTTTATTTTTCGCATCTATTTACTTTTTCTTAGAACAGCTTGATCCCGAAAACTTAAAGACAACTGAAAGTAGAATATATGTATCACTGATTGGTGGGTTAATTGTAGGTCTTATCATATACTTTATGTATTTTCATGATGTACCAGAGGAACTACTCAAAGAGGATTTCGTAAAAGCTGCGGCTAAGTTTGGTAATGTTGAAGCTATTGCTGGTATTCAGGCTGCAGCCGATGCTCTTTAAATGCGTAATACTCGATTGATTATAATATTATATTATTAATAATGTCTTTAGAGATAACAAAATTTAATCCCAGGGTTATAGAAGAAAGGAGAATAAATGGATCTGGACCAGCAACCTGTATTTTCATCGGTAAGAGAGGTACAGGTAAGAGTACTCTTGTAAAAGACATACTGTACTATTGTAGAAAGGTACCAATTGGTACAGCAATATCGGCAACAGAAGATGGAAATAAGTATTACTCTAGTTTCATACCAGATCTATTTATTCATTCCGAATACAAACCAGATGTCGTACAGGGCGTCATCAATAGGCAGCGTAAAATGATTACAACTGCTAAACCAGAAGATTCCAAATCAAAATATGATGCATTTATGTTACTTGATGATTGCATGTATGATAAAAAAATGATTAAAGATCCAAACATTCGTGGTATTTTCATGAATGGGCGTCATTGGAGACTTATGTTCATCTTGACTATGCAGTATTGTATGGACCTTCCACCAGATCTAAGAGCCAATATAGATTTTGTCTTCGTTCTCCGTGAAAATATTATACAAAATCAGGAAAAATTATACAAACACTTCTTCGGAATATTTCCTGATTTCCCAACATTCAAAGAAACAATGAACTCCTGCACAGAAGGTTACGACTGCATGGTTCTTGATAATACATCCCGTAGCAATAAAATAGAAGACTGTATCTTCTGGTACCGCGCCAAACCCGATAGACAGTTCAAAATCGGCTCCAAGGAACTGTGGGACTTTCACAATAAAAACTATAACAAAAAGTACCAACAAGTTGAGGAGAAGTTCGATGTTGACAAACACAAACAAAAAAGCAGTAAAGCACCCGTAGTTAGCGTTACTAAGTCTAAAGTATCAAAATCCGTCAAAAAGTAAACCTTTAATCTCCACCGCCTCCAGTTGGTGAGTTGCCGAATAATCCAAAAAAATTATTAAGTTCCTGACCACCCTTTGAACATTACGCTGAATCTGTCGAGAAGGTTCTTGAATAGCCTTTCTCTGAGCTTTCCTTCTATCTATCTTCTTCGCTGCATATATCATATGGATCCATATCCCTTTTAAGAGCATTTAGGTCTTCTCTGCGTAATTTTGATAATTCTTTGGAGTCTATAAACTTGGAAAATCCAACATCTCTAACAGATAAAGAAGTGGGTGAATTTGAAAAATCATCAAAGTAAAGACCTAAAACACGACCACTTATATTAGCTAACCTAATTGGATATTCATTTAGTCTAATACGTTTATTATTTAGGACTTTATTAAACACCCTATCAAAATATTCGTGTCTACCAGGTAAACAATCTAATATTTCTACACGCAATGGTACATAAAAATATTCTTTATTGTGTATAATTGTACCAAAATGATAGATTCGGTGTTGACTTGTACATTCACTTTGACCTGTAGCTGTAGGCTGAACATCTACACGTATTAAATTTGGTACAGGCTCTCTTCTACTATTACTCCTTTGTGGTCTCATATCATTACTACTGTTAATTAACAACTTTTTACACGCGTGTCCAAATTTTGTAATTTCGTCATATTCTTCTTTCTGTCCCATACTCATTGCAAACCATATAGCTAGAGAAATAACTGCGAGAACAACGACGATAATTAAAATAGTCTTAGTGTTTACATTCAATTAATTACTACTTAGATTATTTTAATTATTGTAAAACACGGGGTCGTAACATTTGTTTAAAGTCCTCTATGGTAAAGTCATCTGTGGTAAATCACTGAGAGGAGTTTTCGTCATAGTTTTCTGGTGGACTGCTAGTGTAGGTTGCACTAAATTTTATAGAACCTGTTAGATATAGTAATACAACGACTGCTAATATTGCTAAAAAAATATAAAACGGATTCATTTAATTACTACTTAGATTATTTTATAGTGTTAAATTGTCGCTCTCTATTAGTCCTGCGCCGACTGGGCGGTGAGGGTAATAGCGCTGCTGAATAGGCCCTCGATGTCAGACACCCTCAGCCGCCCCCCAGATTCATCATCATTTGGGGAAATTAATGTGGAATCTAACCCAGTTTCACCTTCATTTCCTGATACTGTTGGTGCTGGTCCTGGTTCTACGTAAACATTATATAGATTATTGTCTACTAAATCAGGGTCAGGGTCACGTATAATGTTATATGAAGAGTCCTTCCGTGGATCTTCATCTGGTTTATCCCCTGCCTTCTCGTCCTTTGCCTCTTCCTTTGGCTTTTCTTCCTTTGGCTTCTCTTCCTTTGGCTTTTCTTCCTTTGGCTTCTCTTCCTTTGCCTCTTCCTCGGCCTGGTCCCCTTCCTTTAATTCTGACTCTTTAACAACTGGTTTGTCCTTTGGTTTGTCTTCTGGACTCATGTATCTTATAATTAAATACACAATTACAGCAACAAGACCAATAATACCAGCAACAAGACTAATAATACTAATACCACCAATAATTAGATCATATTCTATTGTAATCATTTAATAATTATAATAGAAATTATTTTTAAAATATTAAGTACTAAAATAGATTAAAGAATGAATTTAAACTAAGTTAGATGACTTCTCCAAATCAGAAAATCAATTCTCTACTAGAAATACCTCAATATGAACAAAGAAGCCCAGAGTGGTTTTCTCAACGTGAGGGAAAATTAACCTCAAGTGATGCCGCTACAGCTTTAAATATCAATCCTTACCAGAAACCTCACGAACTACTTTTTAAGAAGTGTGGACATGATCTAAAGCCGTTTGTTGGAAATGTAGCTACTCTACACGGGCAGAAGTACGAAGACTACGCGATCGAAAAGTATTGTAGAGCAATGGGTAAGACAAACTACAACTTTGGAATGATTTCTTACACAGATGTACATGATAATGATATAGATAAGTACTATTTCTTAGCTGGATCACCTGACGGGATAGTTACAGATAACGAAAACCCAGAAACAGAACCTATACTTTTGGAGGTTAAGTGTCCTTATCGGAGGAAAATAGAACTAAATAAGTGTCCAAAGTATTATTATCCACAGGTTCAGTTAAATTTATTTATATGCGGTTTAACTCGTGCGGATTTTATCGAGTATAGACCTGGAACTCAAACGGAAGACGAAATATTAAACATTGTCAGAATTCACATAGATCACAACTGGTTAAATACCAACATTCCAATTTTGTATAATTTTTGGAAAGATGTAGAACACTATAGAGAAATTGGTATCGAAAATCACCATCTTTTCAAGGTAAATACTAAAAAGCGAACTATACAGATTGAAGAAGACGAAGAAGACAATACTAATAACCAGACTCTAGATTTTAGGTAATATTACGACAAAAGAAGACACTTAAAGTTTAATTATAAATATATACTAACAATGGGTATTCGCGGACTAAATACTCTTATTAGTAGATATTCTCCCGATGCTGTGACGGAAAATAGCATCAAACACTACAAAGGAAAAGTATTTGCAATTGACTGTAGTATTCTAATTTACAAGTATGTTCATATGTCTAAGGTTGAAAACAGTCACATCATTGGATTTGCAAATCGAATTAGTTTTTATCTTAAGAATGATATACTTCCCGTATTTGTATTTGACGGTACTCCACCAGATGCAAAGAAAAATGTGCTACAGAAAAGACAGAATAATCGAAAGAGAATTCAGGACAAGATCACAGAACTGGAGGAAGATCTTAAGAAGGAGCAATCTCTGGAAGACAGACAGACAACACAGGATAAGATTGAAAAACTAAATAATCAGGTGATCTACGTGAATAAATATCACATAATTGAGTGTAAAAAGCTACTAGAATGTCTGGGTATACCATATATTCAAGCAGACGGTGAAGCAGAGAAGACGTGTGTTTATCTAAAGAAGATTAATCTCGTGGACTATGTCGTATCTGACGATACTGATACTTTAACTTTTGGTTGTGAAAATGTACTGAAGACAAATATTAAGGGTAATCTACAAGAAATAACATTGAGTTCAATCTTAAGCAGTATGGAAATGTCATACCAACAATTTGTAGACCTCTGTATTATAGCAGGGTGCGATTATTGTCCTTACATCCCAAGTGTTGGTCCTTTAACTGCCTACAATCTTATCAAAAACAATAAAACAATTGAAGGGGTAGTTAAGTTAAACAAATACAAAATAACAGAGGAGTTTGATTTTGAAAATGCTAGAAAGTTATTCATGGATTATTCTGAACTATCGATTGAAAAAGAAGCATTTAAAAAGTCTCCTTTAAATTCCGAAGAATTAAGTCAGTTTTTGAGCTCGTTAAATTT